CGACCATGTGGCCCCGGAATCTGTTGATCGCAAAATCTTGCCATCCGGATATGTGCCGGCAAGAGCAATGCCCCCGCCCAATGAGGCTAATGAAAGAATCTGGTCTTGTGAGAATTGCTGCCCTAAATCCGACCAGGTGGTGCTAAAAGCGAATACTTCCGGATAATGACTAAACCCCATAGCGCAGGCAATTAATTGCTCTAACCCGCGATAAACCGCTTGAAAATGGCATTGTCCTGCTGTTGATTTGAGTAATACAGAGCTTGCGCCATGCCCGGCTTTATATTGGGCCTGGTTGTCGAGTTGCTTTTGAATATCTTTCGTTAAATTTATAGGTGGGATAATTGGCATTTGATGACCGGCACCACAAGCAATAGGTGTGCCATAGGATCCCTGATTGCTTTCTTTCCTAAATGCGGCTATCGCATCAAAGCCGGTTCCTAAGCTCATATTTTCACCCTTTAGCCCTTTCTTGGCTTAGGTTAGCGGTGTGGCTGTTCGTTTATTTATTAAACTGATTTCAAACTCGTTATCTACTGTCCCGTCCTCGGTCCAGGTCATTTCAGTTTCACCCGTCCCGTCTGTGATTTCAGCGTTCGGTGTAGTGGTCCATGTTCCAGGCTCAGTCCCCCCAGTTGTTCCCGAATCGGTTACGCATTTGTATCTATGCCCGTTTTCCGTTGTCGGGACCACCACACCCCCTACAGACTTTGCCGTGGTTGCCGCCCACTTCGTATAAGTGAATGATCCCGTTGCCCTACTCCCCGCCGGGATATCCCGATTACAGACAGCCTCAATTTTTTGACCTAACAAGCCAGGGCCACCAACAGGCACTTGAACCGGCAATATTCTCAGATTTGGAATATTGATAATAAATCGATATGACCCGGAAGCGAAAGATAACTGAGCGTTAAGACGGGCACCAGAAATGCCCCAATCCGCATAAAGATCGGCCTCATATCTGGGCACGGTAAAATTAAACAATACTTCCCTGGGAGTTGCTCGCCGTGGCTGTAGAATGGTAGTGTTTTTATTATCAAACTGATCAACAGCCAAATTATTATTGAGGATAAATTCGAAAGAATCTATTCCATAATCTTCGGTAGCTAAAGTTGTGGCCTGAGCAGCGATTTTAAAAGTAAGATCACTCATCATAACCTTACCGGCTAAATCCACTGTTGACAAGGCAGCCAAGATAGCTAAGGTATTCGTAGCAGAGTCAAGCGATAATGACGATGCAATTAATTCAGTTTCAAGCTCTAGGGGGTTATTTGCCGAACCTGATATTTTAATAGTATTCGGGATACATCCCAGATATTCCCAGACAGAGACATTTTTATGAATCGCTAAAGTGCAGGAACTGGTAATGGGTAAATTATCAAGAAGGGTTAAATTATTAATATGATACGCACCGGAGCTTACACTCGGCACACCGGATGCACCCATCCCGAGAGCCAATAATATATCAAGATCCTCGTACGTAAGATTAAATGTAGGGGTGATAACAGCTTTTTGATTTCCTATGGCGGCATCACTTACACCCGCATGACCACGGCATACCTCATCTTTAATTTGCTCATATTCATGGGTATAACTTTCTTTTAAAAACGGTAATGCTACGGTGACAGCCTGTACACCAGCCCAGGCAGCCTCTTTTTTCATCCCGCATATTGCTTCAAATCCCGATCCTATCTCATTGGCCATCTTTTTTATCTCCTTATATTATTTATTTTTATGCTATCCTGGACCTGTCTACCCTCTCTTGGGTGTATAAACTCAAATCGCAATGATGACAAAGGATTTTCCGGCAAAACATTCTTTCATCGACTAAATCAACCTGAATGCCGCCTCTGCCTGAACCCGGCCCCCAATTAGGATTAATATTTTCGCAAGTGCTGTTCAAGTGCCAATCACCCCGAAAAGTAGTGCATATTGTTTCAATAAGGTCTTGAAATGTGGTTTCCGAATCAGCATCGTCATCTATGCCATAGATCCCTTGAATATGCCATGTATGCACAAATAAATTTTCACGATTGGTTAAAAATTGCTCTTGTGTATTCACCCTCTGAATAAACCAGCCTTCAATATGAGTTACACCATTGACGGTTTTTTTAAAAATTGATCTGAATTTATCTTCATTATTCGTCCAGCGTTTACGCTCATAAATATTACTGCACCCGGCAGTCCCTAAATTTACTTTTATTCTCGCGCTTATAGTTGCTCTTGACATTTTTTAATTTGATAATTTCCTTAAAATTTCATCCGGAATATGCTCAAGCATTTGATAAATTTTATATTCGTTATCTTCAAAGGCTTCCTGCGCCATATGAGCGCCTTCTGTGCCAACATCGGCAATTTTTAAGGCTATGGCATAGGCGACGGACCTGGCCTCTTTTTCTCCCGATACTTTTAGGATCCTTTCCACCCAGGGAATAAGTGCCTCAATGGGCGGAAAATGTGGGACTGTGCCGAATTCAACAGATTCAAAATGTGGAGCCGGATTACTTAACGTCCCGGTAACTTTCTGACCAAAACTAACCGTTTTACCAAAATATGATTCTTTTAAATGGTAAGGTCCGGCACCTTCAGGCGTTCGCTCTATAACTTCCCTCTCCATATAGCTAATCGCTTCGGTAACAATACTCTCTATTACCTGCCGGGATCTGACAGGATAATCTTTCCGTAATTTTTTAACCGCATCTAAATTCGCTGTGAATTTTATATTCATTTATCTGTTTTTACTCCGCCAAGGGTGTGACAATCTATCGCTTCCCCATGATCCTTCCAAATCCTGATCGTCAATAGCACAGGCAGCAGCAACTTTGCCGGGTTCCACCCCAATATGATCATAATATAATTTAAAATATTCCTTTGCTTGCTTCCTGTATTCAGACGCTTGATTGGTGTGATTCACCGAATCGGCACTTATCATGCTGTTATTATTCTGGATATAAGCAGCCGCCAACATATTGCAAAAATAAGCCGCCGTTAAAAATTCAAAGGCGTTTTCATCGTTATAATCGATTGTGGACCCTGAATCATCAACTACATGAGGAGCGGTATACTTGAGCCGAAATTCTTCATCTGTGCCCGGCGTATCCTCTAAGAATCTGAAATATTCACCATCATCTTTCTGGTATGACTTGATTAATGAGTCATCTTCAAGCATATCAGGGGTTTCGTCGTCGTCATCAATAGGATATTCGACACTTAATATAGAGGAAAATCCTTCTTTCCAGTAGGTCATGGCCGTAACACATTTGATTTCAAACGCATCGGTGCCGGTTACATCTACAACCCGGATTTTAGGTTTATGCCGGGAGTGCTCTTTGGTCGCCATATCAACGGCTTTGCCTTGATCAATTGCATCAAGCAAAAGGTTTTCACCGTGTACTAAACTTTCCATCGATGAAATGAATGTTTGTTTTGTGGTTGCCATTTTTAACCCTTATTTACCTTTTTTCCTCTACTCTAATTTTTTGGTTGTAAATTCAAATGCGTAATTAGAAGTTACCGATGTCCATGTGGACCCATCACCTGATCGTGTTATTTCTTCCCCATCACCGGAACAATCACTATCTTCCCAATATACTTCAATATAGGCAATAGCATTGATTGTATGCGACTTAAGGACAACATGATAAGTAGTCCCTGAAATGACATCTACATCCAATCCGGTGAATTCATTATCTCCAACACTTGACCCGATATCATCTCCATCTAACGTCTCTGAGGCACATCCAAGTAAAGTATCGGGTTTGTCTGAACCATCATCAGAATAAATACAGGCAGTCAATGGTCCTGCATAAATCCCAATTTCTTTTAGTCTGCATGTAATGGCGCATAAAGTTGCACTTGCGTCTGCAACAAACCTTGACCCAACATATTTGTAATCATTTGACTCACCTACGCCATACTCTCCATTATCGTTGCCCGTACAGGCATCACCCGTACCTGAACAAGCATATCCTGCATAAGACGTTGCATTGGTAATATCTGCGCTATTTTCATAAAATAAATCAACCCGCATAACCTCATTATCATGGGTATTCTGAAACTTAATTTTATTCACCTGTGCGGTAGATGTCCCATCCGTACTTGTTAGATTTTGTGCCCAAGTAGATCCATCACCACAAGTCCAGAATTCAAGCTCTGCATTAGAGCCTGTACCCTGTTTAAATCTGAGTTTAATGTATTCTGTTCCTGTAGATACACTGACGGTTTCACCGGCTGAAAGAGTTCCTCCTTCGGCCTGGATTTTCATATTATTGTCATGCTCATATAACAACGTAGCCAATAGAGTAGAATCGTTATAGAATAATACAAGATTCTCAGTGCTTTCATTATTATCATTGAACCTCATCATGAAGCTAATCCATGTTTCAGCTCGTGCAGTAACAGCAATAGAAACACTCTCTGCGGCTGATAATTCTAAGCTTTCTATTCTTTGGATTACAAAAGTATTGTCATAATCAGGAGACCCCCCTACTGTTGTCCAATCATCATCGTCCGCCTGGGCTTCAAAATCA